TCTTTACTTTCGAACTTTCGTTCTAATCATGTCTAACTAATTAATTTTTAAGGTGCTTTTGGCTGGACTTGTGACCAGCCTGTTCCTTACCCGAGCCTCACGACTCGGTCACTCGGTTAGGCTACAGCATCAGCCCACGTATTATAGTAACTGGGCGTATAACCGTAGGATTGCAAACTTGCTGTATAACAATTATCTGCCTCATCGCTTAAGTCAACTGTTTCTACGATGGATTCACATTCTGCTGTGTTTATGTCCTTAATCCATTTCACGTAATACTTCATTGTTTCCCCTCCTGTTTTTATTCTTTATTTTAACTTAACTATATTATATGCATATTCCAGCCAGGTTGTCAAGGGTTAGTTTTGTTGTCTCGTTTCCCCCTCTGCTGGGGATGTTTAATTATAGAGGTATGCCAGATTAATTGTATATAGTACTATGGTACTAGGTAGTACTATGGTACTAGGTTAATGTTGACTAGTTTAATCAGGGTTAATGTTGACTAGTTTAATCAGGATTAGGGTTGTCATTGATTATTTTTGGTAAGTGACATTGGGTTTAGCCTAATGATATTATAGTAATTTAACGGTCTATAAAAAATTCCCTATTTAGACCTCTATTATGTAAACCAAAAATTTAAAAATTCTGGGTATAGAGTACAAAAAAATTTAGCCTCGACAATTAATTATATTCCAAAAATAGGGGTGTATAATTGGGTTAGCACGGGAAGCTAAAATATTTATACACCTCGTACCCTGTATATATTATATATACAGGTAGGGGGGTAAATAATATTCCCTAGACACCACTCCCCTTAAATCTTTCTTCCCCCTTGACAAGCAGCCCAAACTATGGTATAATAAAATAAACGAGGTGCGACAGTTCTTCTTCTAAAAGAACAGTGAAGTCGGTAAATGGCGGATCATCCAGCCTCGGAAAATATCTAAGGAGGAAGACATGCAAAATAAGCTAAAGCAAACTAACTCTACTCTGCCAGAAGACTATACTTATTCCACTACTCCAAAAAACAAAGATAGCTATAATAGTTCAGTAAATTTTCAATTAGAATTGCCCCTAGACTATACAGAGGAAAAATATTCTTGGCTAGAAGTAAAAAAGAATTAAAACAACTAAAAGCAACCTATGAGGCTGCCCAAGCAGAAATAGAAAAAACTGCTCTCTCCAGTATGCCCGCCGATCCCTGGAGGGATTTAAATTTGCCCCCAATGGAAAAGCCCGACAAATATACTTCAAAAGGTTTGCTCATTCGAGGAAACGGTTTGGGTATGCCTAGAAATCCCGTGCACAACAATGTCGGAAGATTTATCTCCAGCTCATCCAAGAAAACGCCAGGAACAAAAGTATTAACCAATATCCTGAAAGATAAACTAAAAGAACTGGACAGCAAAACCTTCATTTCAAAAGCAGAACTTATTATAGATAAACTTATAGAGCTTGCCCTCAATGGATATTTTCCAGCTATCCAGGAAGTTCTCGATAGAATCGATGGAAAGATAACTGATACCCATAAAATAGAAGGAGAACTTCCAGTAACCCTCATATTTAAACCAGCCGAAGAACTTAAGGCTCTGCCCACAATAACCATTGAAGGGGAAACAAGAGAACTAGCTGAAGGGGAAGAACAATTATATGAGTCAACCTAGAGAAATTTTCTATACAAAAATATTTGAACGGACAAAAGCCTCTAAAGCTTTCGTTGTAATTAATGTTGGTGGGGCAAGGTCATCCAAAAGTTATAGCATTGCCCAAGTACTCATAGAAAAACTTATAACTGAACGAGGAAAGAAAATAGGCATCTGTCGAAAAACTTTTCCTTCTTTGCGGATGTCTACTATGTTGCCCTTTATCGACATGCTAAAGGAATACGGACTCTACAGAGAAGAGGGGCACAACAAAACTTTTAACAGCTATGTCTATGGGACAAACTTCATTCAATTTTTCTCCCTCGATGAATCAGAAAAAATTAAAAGCACTGAATTCAATTATATTTGGATGGAAGAAGCAAATGAATTTTCATATGAAGATTATATTAATCTGAAACTTCGTCTATCTGGAGCAAAATTTACGGGGGAGCAGAATCATCTCTACCTCTCCCTTAATCCAATAGACTCTATGGGATGGATTCCTGAACGAGCTATAAAAGAACAAGATGTAGAAGTTATCAAAAGTAACTATATGGATAATCCTTTTCTCTCCTCAGAGTATATGAAAAATTTAACTGACCTTCTTCAGCAGGATGAAGCTTATTATAGGGTATATGTGCTGGGAGAATGGGGAAAATTAGAGGGGAAAATATTCACCAATTATAAAATAATTCCAGCTTTGCCTGTGATGACTTCAGCTAAATGGGCATATGGTTTAGACTTTGGTTTGATAAATCCTTCGGCTATAACTAAGGCATATCTTCTAGACGATAAATTTTATCTGGAAGAAAAGCTATATAAGGAAGGATTAACAAATAAAGATATAATAGAAAGATTTACCCATGAAGAAAGAGGAGATATTTTTGGAGACCCTTCCTCTAAGATGATGATAGAAGAAATAAGACGGGCAGGTTTTAGCGCTTATGAGGGGCATAGGGGAGTTAAAGAATCTATTGACCTTATGCAGAGACAGACCCTGCATATACCGGAAAATTCTGTCCATCTTATCCGAGAGATACAAGGATATTGTTGGAAGAAAGATAAACGAGATGTAGAAAAATTTCTACCTGAACCGATAAAGGTCAATGACCATGCGTTGGATGCTGCCAGATACGCTATTTGGGGCATAACCGAAAGATATGGATTTGCCACAAGGCGTCCAAGGACAAATACAAAAATAGAAACCCTGCACTTTTCTAAACCTTCAGCTAAAAGATTTCCAATTAGGAGCAGATAATGAAATCGGCAGTTAAATTAACTACACAAGAAATTTTAGCCCTGTATGATAGTACAGAAAAACTCTATATTACCAGTGGTCTCCATGATAAATTTAGAGAGGATGACAAGTTTTATGAACTAGACTTTAAGGAGTATCTAGACCTGCCAGAAGAATACCTCTCAGAGGGCACAGTTTTGCCAACAGCCAGAGATATGGTGGATGCCTGTGTAGATCATACCTCCATAAGTAATGTGCACATTAAGACGAGTAAAAAGGGCAGAGATAAAAAGAGCAAAGAACAAGCCGAAATACTCCGCAAATTTGCATTAGGCATACTCTATCGAAACCAAATAGAAAATTCTATCAGCCCCATTCGGGCAGGATCAAAACATTACTGGATGCATGGCTTAACTATCTTTAAATCTGTATGGGACGCTGACAGATATATTGATAAACCTCAAAAAACTAAAGGGCAATCAGATGAATCTTATGCGGAGACTATTGACAAATGGAGAGATGAAGAGTTAAATGGGATACCTATAGTTATTCAGGCTATTCATCCAATGAATATAATGCTTGATCCCTACTATAACGGGGGCATGTTTGTCTTTGAGACCACTGAAGAAATAGTTTATGATATAAAAGGAAAATTTCCTGGCTGGTCTAATCCAAAGGGAAAGGCGATTAATGAGAAAGTGCAACATATCTCCTACTGGGATAAAAATTTTAGATGCGATTTTTATGATAAAGAATCTGTTAATGGGGTGAAATCTCATAACTATGGGTTTATTCCCTATACACCTATCGATACTGGGCTCGGAAATATTAGTTTTGATAATAGTTTGACTAAACGACATGTAGGAATTCTCCGTTATATTAAAGAACTTCTCATTTCTCATAGCAGAGATTATTCGATAGCTGACATTATCCTTAAGAGAAACGCTTTTCCGTGGATGACCATCGAAGGAGATGGAGCAGATGCTATAACCGAAATAGCTACTCATTTTGGAGAAGCTACGAAACTTCCTAAAGATGTGACGATCACGGAAAGGACTCATGCCTTGCCCCCAGATTACCTTATGCAGCATCTTTCTTTGTCGGAAGCTCAGATAGAAAGTCACTCTGCCCCAAAAGCTAGTAGGGGCATAGGGGAAAGTGGTGTTCGTTCTGGAACAGATCGTCAAATTATTAGTAGTCAGGCAGCCGTAAGATTCCAGTACGCTAATGAAGCTTTTTGTAGTGGAATTGCTACTGTCCTTAGTAAGTGTGCTCGAATACAGAAAAATGTTATCCCAGGAGATATTCATGTTTGGGCAAAAACTCCCAACGATGAATTTGATGTGGAAATAAATAAGGATGATCTTAAAGAACCCTTTACTTTTTTTGTAGAATTTACAGATATTTCCCCCGAAGATGAATATAGGCGGCATGATGATCTTATCCGCATGGTAAATGGACGAATATATACTTCTGAATATGCTCGTGAACAACTTCCGAATGTAGATGCAGATGAAATTAACAGGCAAGAAAGAAAAGCAATTTGGAGAAACTCTGAAATTTATCAGTCTGTGTTGATGCAGACGGCTTCTGCCCTATTAAGCCAGAAAATTTCTGCCTTGCAGGAGGTACAAAATATTCAAGAACAACCAACTTCGAGTATATCAGGAACAATCGAGGAACAATCTTCTCCTCAGCCAGAAGAAAAAGGGAGCATGACTGCAACTACTCCAAAGGTTGCTGTTCCTGGAAGTCCCGAAGCGATGGCATTGGAAATGAAGAAACTTCAAAGTAATGTGCCCATGAGTGCTACACAAGGACAAGGCGGAGGTGGAAATTGGAGGAGTTAAATAAAACTATTTTAGATGAAATAACCGAAATGGTTGAAGAAGACCTCGAAATATTTAAAGAAGTTCTCAAAGAAGATTCTGAAACATTAAAGATTGTAGCTGACCCTGAAAAATTATTGGGGAAGACAGTAGATTTGTGGGATGATAATGATATAGTTAAGTTGCAAAAGATATATGGAGATTCTAAACGAATAAAGGAACTTTTGTTTAACCGAGATTTAGAAAAGTTAAGGGAAATGGAGGCACTAAATGGCAGACCCTATTATAGTTAAAGCTGTTTTAATTGATGGAAAATGGTACGTAACAGATAAAGAAGGAAATCCTGTACAGGTTTCTCCTTATTATATAAAAATTGATAAGGAAAATCCAAACATCGGTGTATATGATTCATCTAAAAATATAACAGATGCTACATTAACGGCTGGTGTATGGTATATTACTAATGAGAAAGGAAAACGTATTCCTGTTTCCCCTTATTATATAACTGTAGATAAAGAAAATCCAAATAAAGGGATTTATTCTTCTGGGCAGGAACAGACAACTTCTAATTTATCTGGTGAATATACTGGTGGGTATATTATTGGAGAAGATGGAAAAAAGTACAGAGCAATATATAATGACTCTGGGGCAGTTGTTCCCTCCACAGAACTTGCTGAAGAGAATGAGCAAATTACTAGCACAGAAGAAAATGAAATAGACACACTTTTAAGTTCTTTAGGAATTCCTTCTACGAATACAACTATCGGAACTACTTATACTAACGCTATGTATAAATCTCCAGAGGAAATACCAGCTCAGTATAGAAATGAGAACTATGAAATTAAAACTTCTATGGATAGCAACGGCTCTCCTTTTTGGTATGTGTTGCCCGTTAATGCGGCTGCTGGCAGGAATTCTCTTCAGGAGCAAGTAAGCTTATATGATCAAACTACTGGGAAAAATAATGCTGCTAATCTTGCTCTTCAGCAAAGACAACAGGATTTTGCAGAAAAAGCCCAGCTTGCTCAACTTCAAAGTAATCCAGCTAACTGGATTGAGGCCTGGTACTTAAATAGGAAGTTAGAAAATGCTGGGAAGTCTCCAGTAATAAATAGTGTTTCTGAAATGCCTGGAGTACAGGCTACCTCAGATGCTTTGAAACAAGCGGAGACAACCTATGTTAATGCCCTTGATTCGGCTGGGGGTGATGAAACTGCCCCCGGAGTACAGGAAGCTACCAGAATTCTAAATTTTAGGTTAGCTGATAGTGAAAAAGCTAAAGGAGAAGCGATTAATACACTTAGGGAAGAGTCCAGTCATCCTGGAGATGCTTGGAATCCAATAAATCCCTCTACGCCAGAATGGTTGAAGGAATATGCCCCAGGAGTTGGTAAATATAATCAGGATAGACCAGAGAAATATAATGAAATAACAAGGGTAGAAGTGCCAACTTTTTCCGCACAGCAGTTTGCAAATATGTCTCCGACAAAACAAAGTGGATTATCCAGTTATCTTAATTGGGCATCTACCTACAAGGATAAATATGGGCAGACTAAGGGAAATTTATCTTTCAAGGATATGGTAGCAAATATGAAGAGGACTCTTCCTAAAGACCCATCTGGGGCAGGCACAGAAAGTTGGGCTGCCGCTAGACAATATAGAGTATAGGAGATAGATATGCCCTTAACTGAAGAACAAAGAAAATATTTAAGTACAGGTAACCAAAAAGGGGTAGACCCTGAAAATTTACCTGGAAAAATAGAACCAAATTGGTTTAGTAAGTGGATGACTAAAGAAAATACCAGACTTAGACAGCCAACTGAAATAGATATAGAGGACTTAAAAAATAAGGGTCTATCTGCATTAACTACTTCTTCTACGCCACTGGAAGATTTAAGTAATATCTCGACATTTGCAGAGACTCCAGCTAAAACTACAGCAGCTATGGCAACAGCTCCGTGGAGAGAAGGCGGAAAAGTAGATTTGGCTAAACCACAAGCTTATCTATCTGAAGGAGATCAACTTAAAGGATATGAAGAACAAAAACTTCCGTGGGGTGTTAAAGGAACTTTAGAAACAGTTTTAGATCCGCTGAATATTATTCCTTTTGGTGGGGCAGAACTGAAACTTGCGGCTAAGGCTTTGCCCAAAATAACTGAGAGTGTAGCTAAGGGGGCAATTACTGTTGGGAAAGATATAACTAAGGCAGTTTCGAAGGAAGAACTTAGGGGAAATTTATTTAAGTTATCTTCACAATTAGATTTACTTAGGAATAAACTTGATAAAACTCCAGAAGACCTTAAAGAAATTTATACGATAGAAGTTAAACGTAACGATGCATTAAATGAATATAATAGTAGTGAAGCAATTGAAAATTCAACTTCAGATATTTTAGAAAACACAAGCTTTAAAAAATATAGCACAACTAATCTAGAAGAACCTGAAAAAAGTATTGACGATAGCATTAAAAATTTTTTCTCCGATCCAGAGTTAGAGGGAAAAATAGAGGTAACGACAGATAAATATAATGCTGCCCGTAGAGAAGCTTTGAATAGAGGTTCAGATGCTTCGGATGATATTTTTGCTAAGACTGGGGATGCTGAATTAGAGCGAGAAGTATTCTTAGCTGCTTTTAAGGGAGTAACAAAAGAATCTGTTGTAAATAAATCTATTGGAACTTTATGGGATGAAGCAGCTAAAAAAGAATACATAAAAGATGCCCTTGCTTTTGCTGGAAAAGAATTAAATTTTAGTAAATGGTCAAAAGTTAATTTAAATAAAACCTTAACAACTTTATTTAAGCAGAATACTATTCCGAAGAAAGGATCAAAAGTATATGCAGACTTGAGTAAATTTGTTGAGGCTAAATATGGAGTAACTTTAGATAAGTTTACCAAAGTAGTTGGAAAGGAAACTACTGAATTTATAGATAATGTAGATAAAAAGTTTATTGAGGGAACAGGGAAAGAGGTAGGAAAGGAAACTACTGAGATAAATAAAATAGAAGAGTTAGCAAAAACTATTTTAGGAAAACACTTAAGGAAAATAGAAGAAGCTAAGAATAAGGTTGGTGGACTTCCTGTAAAAGTTTCTGAGGTAGATACTATTTATGATGATGCTCTTGATGAACTTTATAGACTTGCCGGAATAGAAAAATCTGGAATTATTGGAAGAAAACTTTCTGAAAAACAATATAACAAAGAAGTTAAGCACTTAAATGTATTGTTAATGAAGAAACTTACAAAGGAAATAGTTTCTGGAGAAGTCCCTAAAAAGGGTATTCCTGTGGATTCCCGAATAAAACAGTTTAACATGCTGGATAAAGAACAAAAAATTATGCTTGCCCAATTAAGTAAAAGTTTTGGGTCTACTTTAATTAAAGATTTAAATATTTTGAGGACTCTTCAAACAAGCTTTGATTTGTCTATGCCCTTTAGGCAGGGTTTAATGTTCGGTGTAGCTCACCCAATAAAATGGGCAAAGAATTGGAAGCCGATGATACAAGCATTGTTTGATGAAAAATATGCAAATGACTTTGAAAAACTTTTACTTAGTGATGTAGAATTTTCTAGGGCAGTTGATGGAGGCATTATCCATATTCCTGTTATGCGAAGTGGAGCAGAATTTGATGATAGGTTGGATAGTTATCTAGTGGATTGGGCTAATGATCTTTGGGGCATAAAGAATTCCAGGAGAGCGGCAAATGCTTTTGTAATGAAATGCCAGTATGATATGTGGAAAAGCGCAAAGCCTGGTTTGGATATTTTAACTAAAGCGGATATTCCTGGAAGTACTTTAAATCATTATAAAGAATATGGGAAGCTTATAGATGCTACTGTTGGAATGTCCAAGTTACCTGAAAATTTTCTTGGTCTCAAGATTAGGGAATATGCCCCAACCATAAATGCTACAATGTTTTCTCCTAAGTATGTTTTCTCTAGACTAAATTTGCCTACTAAACTTTTTTCTAAATCTCCGGCTGTAGCAAAAGAAGCTAGAAGAGAATTTATTGGTTTAATGTCTTTAGGTACAGGTACTTTAGGTTTATATGATCTTATGGGTGGAAATGTTTCTTATGAACCAAGAAGTTCGGACTATGGAAAAATTGTGTATGGAGATACTAGATTAGATATCTGGGGTGGATATTTGCAGTATGTTCGGTTTGCTTCACAGATGATAACGGGGCAAAAGAAAACTTCTAGTGGAGACCTTGTAGACATAGATAGAGGAGAACTTGCTAGTAGATTTTGGCAGAGTAAGGAATCTCCTTTTGCGGCACTTGTCTTTGACTTGATAAAGGGAGAAGATTTTTCTGGAAATAAGTTAGAGTTTACGTGGGATTCTATTGGGACTCAGGCTTTTAATAGACTTACTCCGTTATTTGTGCAGGATATGGTAGAGTCGTTTTCTCAAAATGGATTAATTAAAGGTTTAATTGCTTTGCCTAGTGCATTTGGTATGGGGATTATAACCTATGTAGACCCAGTTAAAAAAATGAAGGATGAAGCTGCCAGTAGTTTTGGTAAAAATAGTTGGGATGAATTATTATATGCTGATAAGTTAGCTATTCTTAATGATAGACCTGATATTGTGGCGGCAGAAGATGAAGCAGATATTAAATATGCTCAGTCTATCAGAGGAAAAACTGACGCTGGGGCAAAGTGGAATACAGAAAGTAAGACAATCACTCTCAGGTATAACGAAGCAATTACTAATGCTGTAAATAAATATAGGGATACGGGCAATGGGCAGGAATTTAGAAAAATGGTGGCGTCGGCTGGGGAAATAAGGAGAAGTAGTTATGCTTTAATGGCAGATAATCCAGATTATGAGGAATATGTTGCCCGACTTAGCCAGCCACTTACCGAAAAGAAGATGGCTAATATGCAGCCAGAGGATATAGCTAGGGTAACCTATAATCAAATGATGTATGGGGACGATATGTACACAGATTATGGGGAATATGATTTTTCTAAAGCTGAAGAAAAGAAAAAAACATTCATAGAAAAATTTGGGCAGAGTAGCTACGAGTATATTGAAAAAGTAAATGAAGTAAATTCTGAGGATATGCCCAAAGAATATCAAATATTAAAGAAGGTTCAGTCTTTAAATAAAACATATTTTAGTATTCCAGATAAAGTTTGGACAGCTGTTAATAGACCCGATTTAAAACAACTTGCAGAATATGCAGCTATGTATGAGGCTAGTGGAAGAGCAGATAAAGCGAAAGAAATTTATTTGAAAGTGCCGGATGTGTTGAAGATAAAAATTGCGATAGAACAAGCAAAGAAAAGTTACGATCAAGTTAATCCAAAGTTAAAACAGCTTAGACAACTATTTTATTAAAGTACTTGACAAACAATTAATTTTGTGCTATAATAGTAGGGAGAATAAAATTAGGGGAGTTATATAATGCTAGAGGATGTTATAGACATTCAACAAAAAGCTGTTTCTTCGGGAACAGACTTACCTAAGGATACTGAAGAAAGTATTCAAGAAAAATCTAAGGAGATTTCAGAGGCTGCCTTAACTAAAGAAGATGTAAGAAAACTTGTTGAAGAAGCAGTTGTGCAAGCTAAAAATGAGTTATCCCAAGAAAAAGTGAGACTTTCGAGGGAATTACAATCGCTGAAGGATAAGGCTATCGTGGAATCTAGACGGGCAAGGGAAGCTGAAGCAGAGAGGGTAGCAGTTATTGAGGCTGCCCGTAAGTCTGATCCAGAGTTAGCGGATAAGTTGGAATTGCAGAGATTAAGGGCGAGAGAAGTTGTTAATAAAAAATCTGCTGAAGATGAAACAGCTGGAGAACAGCTAGAAGATTTTAACAAAACTTTTCAACTTAAGATTAAGGGTGCTCTGAAGAAGCTAGATGTCGATCCAGAAGATGTTAATATAGTCTGGGGGGATAAAGCAGAACATCCGCTAGATAGATTAGAAAAGATACTTGAATCAGCTACAGTAATAAGCCAATCAAGAAAGAAAAGTGAATTTGCAGAAGTAGAAGCAAAAATAGCAAAAGCCATAAAAGATACTGAAGCTAGAGTACGTAAAGAATTCGGGCAAGATTCTGTAGATACTGCGACTGCCCCAGGAAGTGGAACAGAAGCAGAATTTATCAAGGCTTATTCCGAAGGAAAACTTAACTCAGCAGAAGATCATATTAAAGCAAGAAAAATTTTAGGTTTGTAAATTAAGGAGATAAAGATATGACTGCTGGAAATACTACAACTGGGAGTTTAGCGGATAGTTTACCTACTGTTATTGCATCCGCTAGGAATGTACGGGAATTTGTTGGCGTTATGCCTGGTTTGTGTGATAAAGTTACTCTTGGAGAAGGGGTTGGATTAACCTGGAATGAGATAAGTTTATCTAAATTGTCGGCTACTAATATTACGGAGGCTACTGAACTTAATAATCCTCAGCAATTGGCTGACACATTATTTTCTATTACTCCTTCAATGGTAGCTGTGCAGACAGTTATCACTGATAGGGTAGCTAGAAGGATTAGTAAAAATGTATTTGCCAAAGTGGGCAGTCTTGCACAGCAAGCTATCCAAAGGAATAAAGATGAAGCTGGTTTAGTAGTTTTAGATGGAGCAACTACAAGTTTATGCGGAGCTGGTACTACCTTAACTAGCGGATATATTGCCGCAGCAGTTTACCGGATTACTTCAAATACCACTGAACCTGGAAATAAACCAATTTATTGTGTTTTGCATGGATACCAGATTAAGGATTTGTTTGATGAATTAGTTGCTGGTGTGGGCACATATGTAGTTAATGCAGGTGCTACAGCGGATGTCTTTAAGAGTGGATTTAATTTACCTATTGCTGGGTGTTCCGTGTTTGAAGATGGCAATATTACACCTGATTCTAGTGATGATGCTAAGGGTGGGGTTTTTGCTAAAGAAGGAATTGTACTTGTTCAGGGTGCTTCTCCTAGAGTTGTGATGGTTAGAAATGAAAAGTTAGGTGGAGGGGCTACTGAGGTTTTGCACTATGATGAATTTGCTTATGGAGAAAGGTCTCCCGGAAATTGGGTAATGGAAATTTATTCGGATGCAGCGACTCCTACAAGCTAAGGTTATTTACCCTAGACGGAGGGGGTATAAATAGCTCTGTCAAAAATAAAAAAGTGAGAGTGATATAAACAGACTCTCAGGAGAAAGAAAATAATATGACTATTAAACAAAGTGAAGTTGGTGATATCAAAATATTTGAGGATTTTCTTGGTGGGGAAGTTGCTGTAGCTGGGACTACTGCTCCTCCAGTTGCTCTAACCTCTGCCCTTAATGTAGTTGGGCAAGGTTTAGCTGAAACCGATGCTGGCATGTCTATTTACGATAGCGATGGATTAAGTGGAGTTGCGGCTTTTGTGACGACAGATGAAGATGTGCACGCTTGTGGATTGCAGACAGCAACAGTGTTTGATGTTGGTAAGATGGCCCCGATTGTAATGGAAGTTAGAGTTAGGATGCCTGCATTAGCCACTGAAGAAGTTTTCATTGGTTTCTCGGATGTTAACACAGACCTAGCTATTATCGAGGGGGCAATTATGCATGGGGCAACAACAACTCTAACCTTGACTGCCTCAGATTTAATTGGCTTTTTCCTCGCAGATGAACTAACGGATGATGAAGGCTGGCATATGCCCTATAATGGTGGGACGACAACTGGGCAACTACTTCAACTGCGGTTGCTTCTGGGGTAGATGCGATAGCTGGAGAGTTTAATATACTTCGGTTGGAAATAGATAATAATGGCACTGCCCGTTGGTATATTGACGGTGTGTTAAAACAGACTGTAGTTGGGGCAGTTTCTACTACAACTGACTTGTGTTTTAATTGTTTGGTAGAATCCAAAACTACGGCTTGTAAAACTATGGATATTGACTACGTGTTAATTCGAGCAAACAGGGATTGGACAATTTAAATTAGCTAGGTTCGGGCAGCTCTCCTTTAAAACTGCCCACACTTTTAATTTAGGAGAAAAAGTTATGGGCTTAAAAAATGGATTACTGAGAAATAATTCTGGAGAGCTTGTTCTTTGGTGTAATGGAACGGAAGTTATGGCTTTCGACACAAGTAAACTCAGTGTTTTTGCAGCTGCCCCAGCTGCTCAGCAAACACATATTGCAGATTCCACTGACACTAGCGCCACTGATCAGAAAGCTCCGGTTAATAGTATTTTATCTGCTAATGAAACTTTTGGGTTTGTGGCTAGTTCATAATGAGCAAACTTATTTTTGGTACTAGCTATGTTAATTTTGATGAACCTTGCTTACTTTTGACTGAGCAAAATTTCAATGGTAGAAGGGTTCAAATTATCCAGGTTATGAGGGCAGATAAAGCTGTCGAATTTAGAAAAGATTTAGGAAATGAGAAGACATTTATCGCTAGTTCTTTCCAAATTCCTGGTGGGGTAAGGGATGAAGTTACGGGAAAGTTTTATATTGAGCATACTGTTGGGGAACTTGTGGATATTGCTGAAGCGCTCCGAGAGAAAGATATAAAGAAAAATATGCCTCCGAGAAATCTCTTAGAGGAATATGCCCGAACATTAGAGTCTAGAGGAGTTGTACTTTAACAACACCTAAAATAATAAGGAGCTTACATTAATGGTAGATGAAACTATTTTAACGGAGATGATACAAAATGCAACGGCTGCTCCAGAACCTGGGAGCACAAAAATTGGACAGGTTATTTCGGATGGCAACACAGAGGCTTTGCCCCTACCTAGTATAATTAAGGATATTTCTTCGGCTGGATACTGCTATATTTATGATACGGTTACCGGAGATCAAAGTATCTCTAATCGGAATATGTTGCCCACACAACTAAAGAAAGTTAGACCTGATGGATCAAGAGTTTTTACTACAACTAAGCCCAAGATAAGTGTGAAGCATGGAACTACAAAATGCCTTCTGCACGCAGATAGTCCCGAACGAGCACATTATGATGAGCTGGGCTTGCCCCAATGTAGGAAAAGCAATATCAAAAATTTCCATGAACTTGAAGGACATATGAGATTTAAGCACAAGAGGGAATGGGAAGCTATTAAAGCTGAAAAAGTTGAGAGAGAAAAAAGAGAAGAAAAAGAATTTCAACATAAATTATATGCTTGTTTAATGGATAAGCAGGTAGGTTCTGTTGAAGAACCTGCGGAGAATGTTAGTATATCTACAATGTATAATTGTAGTAAATGCGACAAGCCTCATATGAAAACAAGTAAGTTAGGGATAGAACATTTAGAATTTAAAAAAGAATAGAAAATAAATTACTTGAGGTGTGTGTGTAATGAGTATTTATGGAGCATGGAAAGATGCAGTAATAACTATTGCTACAGATGACGACTTGACGGCTGAAGTATCAATTGAAAAAGATTGTGATACTTTGGTCGTTATAATTCCCACATTAACTTCTTCAGACTTGACACTGTATGCTGCTGAAGTTTCTGGTGGGACTTATTATGCTGTCGGTAATACGGCTACAATAGTTGCTGGAACTGGGGAATTTATAGATGTTTGGGAAGTAGGTGGGTTAGAGCATTTTAAGATAGGTACATCTGCTGGGCAAGCTGCCGATAGAACATTTAAAGTTCGTGGAGTACGTGCTTAATGGATATTATTTCTAAGATTAGAAATGTTTCAAAATTTGGAACATTCACAAATAATTGCCTGAGTGGTTGGAAAAATAGAATTAGAGTTGGCATAGCTTCAACTTATATAGATTCTGATTTAACTAATTTTCCAGTTAAGCTTTTTCTATCTACATCTTCTGGGATAAATAGTACTGATTTATCCGCTATATTTGAGGAGATTACCTTAGATGCAAATAGAAAAAAGATTGCAGTTACCACCGCAAATGGACTGACAGAATGTTACGTTGAAATAGCTGACTGGGATACGGCGAATAAACAAGCAGAATTGCATGTTAGAGTTCCAACTATTTTAAGTGGAGCAGAAACTGTCCTTTATCTTTATTATGATTCAACCCACGCAGACAATGATTCTTATGTCGGTGATACCGCCAGCACTCCAGCCAAAGCGGTTTGGGATGCTAACTTTTCCGCCGTTTACCATATGAACGATGGTGCTGATACCAGCCATATCTATGACTCGACTAGCAACGTAAATCATGGAACAAAACTAGAGGTAAATATGGTTGAGTTTGTTGGCACTGGTGAAAGTTGCTCATGTTACCATGATAGTTCAAACTGGAATTTTTTTGGGTCTACAGTTCTAGTTGGTAATAACA